CTATGGTTCTCCCAGATATTCGAAAATCAGTGCCACCTGTCGGGAGGTGAAGAGCCGTTGTTTCGTGTAGTAGCCGGTCTGTCGCAACGCTTCCGTGAGCGGGCGGTTCAGGCGTATCCAGGCGGCGAGCCGGTTCAGTGCGGCCTGGGAGGTGATCTCCGGTGCATAGGCCTGTGCCAGTTCGCTCTTGCTGTAGGGACGGATTTTCATGATTTTTCTGTTTGATTGTATGGTTATAAAGATACGGAAAAAATTTGGGATACGGAAGTGTTCCTGCTCATGAATCGGTTATATATCTAACCTTATTCATGGTTGGCTCACACTGTCTCATCCTGTCTCCCGATCGCCTTTTGCGCCTGCCGTATCTTTGTCTCAGAGATTAATAGCAGAGAAGTATTCATTTAAAAAAAAGTAAGTATAATCGGCAAAACGAAAAGTACGAATTTCCCAAACGAAAAGTACGAAAAAGAGACGTTTAAATACTATTTAAAAGTAGTTTGAACGTCTCTTTTTTCATTTAGGTTTTTTGTATTTGTCTGAGAGATCACACATTGAGTTCAAATCTGACATTTTCACAACCTTTGATTATATTACAAGATGATTCCAGATTATTTTCATAGATATGAACATTCCCAAGATTGAGAGTTATAGACTTTAAAGGGAAATCAATAAATCTTGAAATCAAATACAAATGATATATATCAGATGGCAAACCAAGATTTGCGTCAGAACTACGTTGATACGCAGATATCACCAATTCTTCTTCATCTATTTGAAACTGGATAAGACTTAAACAAGGAGCCTGATTACTTTCCACGTCTGTCGAACCTAAAAACAATACATAATTCTTACTACATCTTTTTTCATTGTTGATCTTTGTTATTAGGGATGGCAGTTTTTTGAAATATGTAGGATAGCTATTTATAAGAACTTGCCCACAATAATCCCACCAATTTATACCGACATTTCGATACTTCTCGACATTCTTTTCACCCTGCATGAAAAGAGTCAATTCACTTTTGAGTTTCTTTCTGGCAATGTTATGACCTTCAAAAATATCAAGTAGATCAACTGGGGTTAACACTAATTGTTCATTTAAGAGATATTTAATATTTCCTTTTTTGTTACATTGTACTTTACCACATGTTATGATTTTATCCAGGATTTTATAATACTTATTCATTTTTACTTTAGGATTTGGTTATTGAGATTCGAGAAATATAAGGTATATTTGTAGTCTCTGACTTACATACAAACAAAAAACGACACTTCGCGACTGAAGGCATAAAGCCCCCGGTCGTGCGGAGTGTCGCATTGTTTGTTAATATGTAGGTCAGAGAACTATTAACAAACCGGGGGCTTTCTTTTTCCCCCTTTAAATCTGTATTCTAAGGATTAGACTTGTTATTCCATGTCAGTCTGCTGTTCTTCCACATGGGACGTATCTTCTGTGTTGGGAAGAGGTTCATCCGCTATTTTAGAATATGTATCTAATGTATAATCAGAAAATCGTCCATCCTGATCCAAAAAATCAATCCTTTGTTTCAGATATTTCAATTCTTCTTCACTCAGTTCAAAATTCCTTTCTTGCGTAATGGCCTCGACTGATTTAAAAGAAACCTCGATCTGATCGTTCCCGACATTTGTCAGTACAACCTGTTTTTCCTCACTATCAGAAAGGTATATCTTTTCCGAGATAGAATTTTTCAGTTCAATACCGCGTCTGCTATCGTATATCGGCAGGACGCATTTTAAAATCAATACTCTGTCTTTAATTGTTAAATTCATAGTTTTATATTTTGATATTATTCTTTCTTAACTCCGACTATTATCCCGTTTTGGACCTGAAAACGGACCTTGTCAAGGTCATAATCATTGTATCCAAATGTTACTCCATCAAGGTATTGGTAGGAACTGCCATCACCATTAATATTAGAGGCGGCTCGAATTTTTGCGGCGACAATCGTATCTGCTATTACCGATCCTTTTACACGAACATGCCCTGTTGCCATCAATGCAACATTATGAGAGGCCCCGGAAACACTGATCACAGCCCCGTATTTTGTAGTTCCTCCAGAAACAGTATTCTCCAATCTTAGTAATGCGGCAACGCCTGTGGTAGCCGGTAATGTGTTTAAGCCTATTCCAGCCCATTTGCCTGTAGAAGAAAAACCTAAAAAGCCATTACTGCCCTGTGAATGCAAGAAGAATTTAGCGGAACTATCAAACCCATATTTATTATCAACAGAAAAAAGCCCGCCACTTTCGAGACGCAATCCGCCAATAAGCCCGTTACCGTTCTGATAGATTCTAAACGGAGCATTTGCAGGAGTAGAACTACCTGCCCAAAAACGGACAGAGGTATCGGCTGTTCCTTCACCGGTGATCCCGGCTTGCTGATTTTGCAATTTGAGTGCTTTTTTCGCCATTACTTCCCCGCTTGCACTGACTTGGAATGTTGCGTTATTTGCATTTGTTCCACCTGACCAAATACGAATATCGCCACTGCTTGCCATACCGGCAGAACCTCCAAAAGTCATAAATCCGGCCGCAGAGATTACTCCCCTGTCAATTGAAGCCTGGGTATTTCCATCGGCGGAAGATAATTGCCAGTCAGATGAGACATAATTTCCCGATTGTCGACCTTGTACACAAATACGCATGCTTCCCGATCCATTATATTGAATCCACTGATCTCCGGCATCGTATGGGGGATAAGGAGTCCGAAGGAATACCCTACGTTTTCCGTCTGCGGTGTCCTGAGCCGTGCTTGCGGCCTCTGCTGCGGCTATTGCATCTGCATCATAAATACGTTCCCATATATTGGAAGAAGGACCTACATAACGCTGTAAGATTTTACTGCTGGTATTATACCAAAGGTCACCAACATGAGTTGGTTCTTCTCCGGATGGCCAACTGTTCCAGGGATTAGAAGACTGATAGTATGTCTCTATTTTACCATCGATTTGATTCTGTAAATCATTCTTTACAGCATTCAGCATTGCGGTTGTACCGTAAATGCTTAAATCCGGTTTGTCCTTAATATTTTCATATCCGGTAGTGCCTGATGCAAATCTAATCACACCGCCTATTTCACCAATCCCGAGATTGAAGTATGTGGTTCCGTCCGTTGATATGATCCGGTCTACAGTTATACGTCCAGGTAGAATTTCTGTAAATCCATAGACAGTAACAAAGCTCCTGGCTCCATCTGATTCACTTCCTAATGTTCCGATCAGAAAATAGTAAAAGCTGTCTCCCGGATCCATCTTATAGGCCGATTCTGTTAAATAGAAACTTCCGGAACTCCCGTTTTTAGAACACTTTGCATATAAGTACATCGCTCCAAAATCACTCAAAGCCGGACTGGTATAGGCTGGTAAATCCCAATATTTATATTCACTGGCTTTATGTTCACCTTTAATATCCGTGATACCTAATGTCATGTGTTGTAAAATGGACTTTGGAGCAGTAAACACCTTTGTTGACTGGCTGTAAATAAAATTCGGTTCTATAACTACAGGATTCGTTTTGTTGTTGACAAATCGGAACTGCAAACTTTCTTCACCAACCAATAAAGACATAGTTTGTACCCATACGGGATTTATTCCCTTTGAAAAGTTATCAAAGACTTTCTCCAGCATGGACTGAGTTTCCAAAGCATCCCTGTAACGTCTTTTAGTGTACTCTATGGCATTTTTATGTTGGTTGTCTACTGTAACCTTATCAGCTTCCAATTTTCCCAATTCTGAAGAAACTAACCCGGCTACCGGAACATTTGAAAGTTCCAATTTTGGAGAGTGAGGCTTATTAATATAATCCGTCACAGCTATGATCCGAATCAATATTCCTTTCGGTTGAAATTGGGTATCTGAAAATAAAACATATCCGCCAGGAAGGATTTTTCCTCCTATTTGCAGCCAATTCCGGGATGAATAAATTCCATCCAATTCTCCTGTGAAAGAAAAAGGATTGTCTTCTTTTTCATACATATAATGGACAGCCTCACGAAACATATCCCATGAAGCCCCTGTTTTTGTCGCATTATCACAAACGTACGCTTCTGGTAAGGATATATTAAAAATGGCATATTTGTCACCAACCTTCGGAATAAACGAACCACCGGGCATAACCGTCCCATCCATCTCCTGTGGGACAATTTTAAAACGTCGTTCAGAATGTATATATCCGGTTAATTGATTTTCCGTTTGTTCCAGGTCAAATTCTTTTCCGGTCAAAATCCCTGACTGGAAAATAACGGTCGCTTTTTCTCCTGCAATACGACAATCTGCAAAATTTAGGCTGTCAGGTATTGAGGAATCTTTAAAGTCATACAAGTTTTTTTCTGCATCGACTTCAATAACTTCACTTATTGTTCCAACTCGGTTCGGATATATGTTTGACCCGTCATAACTGTCTTCAGAATAAACTGTCAGTACCTGATCGGCACGGGTTATAAACATTCCGTCCTTGTCTGTACAATATTTTCGGCCTTCATATTCAAGTTCCTGACTTTTGGGAAGAAGAAGCATTGTGCTTTTGTACTTAGAAACATCAATGTTCTTTTCACCTCCTTGTACATACAAAATTGTTACAGGTGTATTTTCCCCTTGATTCTGACGCGCAACTCCTGTTTTAAATCCGTTACCTTTTCCATAACTGAGAGGAAGTGGAGCATCTTTGAAATATTCCACTTTACAAAGGCTAATTGTCTTGTCAACGATATTCCATTCGGTATCAAACTCGTCGGCCAAACGATTGAGTACATCCAGACAATATTCATGATTGAAAGATAATGTTTTTTCAGTCGTTTCGATATATGAACCGACTGACCATCCTGTATCGTATAAATTCATACAATCAATCAACAACTGTAAAAAATCATACAAAGTTCCGGTTAAATGGAATTTTAATTTGTACGGTTTTATTGATAGGAATTTATATTTGAATCGTCTAAGTAACTCCCAGTAGCCTCCGAACTCGATGGAATATTCGATATTCCGTTCTCCATGCTTGGTAAAGTTTTCAGGCCGCCAAAGGGTATAACGTTGGCCTTGGTAGTCAATATAACTACCGATAGGTATTTCTATATGATCCGTTAAAGAGAAATACAGATATACCTTTTCACCTTGCTTGATCGCACGGTATCGGTAGCTATTATCGTCGACTTCTTCAGTTAAAATTACCTGTCCGTTTTTATCGTAAATTGTCATAAGTTTTGGTTCTTTTTATTTCAAGGTCAATGATATGATTTTATTATAAAAGCAGGTCATTCCTTCTTACTATTCTGTATCAAACAAATTTAGACAATTGAGAAATAATTTTTCACTGTTTAATTATCCGGTAACTACACCAAATGTTGTCTAACCTGAATATCAAGAATAACCTTACCTGATTTTCCTTTGATCACCATATCTCCAAATCCTTTGTTTCATATTTTTAGTGGGAACTCATCATGCGATCACATAACTGTACCTTACGCGTAACGTGTCATTATGCCCTTTTTCTACAGGGGCATCCAAATTCGTTCCTGAAAAAGCGCGGGTAAACATCCCATAACGCATATCGGCATTGTTAAGACGCATCTGTCTGAAATCATCAGACTCGACCCATAACCAAAGATTGTTCGTCCGGCCGATGTATTGCGTAAACCCTTCCAAGACGGCCTTTGTCTCCGCATCAACAATGATCCCTTCCTGTGCATCCTGCGATCCAAGTGTAACTTCTGCACCTGTTACAGGATTCATCACGTTATAATAAGGCAGGTGATATTTACCATCATGGTACATGCCGGTAACCTGATAATGGATATTGTTAAAATTATAACAGGATATCCGATAAGGTAATTCAGCAAAAACTTCGGCTTCAAACTCAATATCGTCTGGAGCGTTCACTGTTGCGGTAATCTTTTGGATCACCCATCTTGCATCGGCCTTGCCTGCATTTTTAATGTGAGTGGGGACAAATACTTCAAGCACGTTATCACCCAAGTCCGGACGCGGGACAACTACAGGAATAACTCCGTTATTGTAATAGGCGCATGTTTCATTTTCCCCGGCTTCGACAACCGGGGTTTCAAATGTCACCGTTGTGGCCGGGTTGGTGGCTTCCGTCCTCCAAGAAGGATAAGTATAGAACGTCAGGACGTGGCCGTTCTTGGCCGCGTTCAAACCGGTCCTGTTCACCATTACCGGCAAATCACCCAAAACGACAGCGCCGTGCATTTTGGCGATATTAGCCATCGGAACAGTCGACGCCGTGAATGTTTCCATCTCCTTGGTTTTGAGATTAAGCGTATAAAGTTCGCTGTTGTCGGATTTCTTTTTATAAATGACCGTGCCGTTAGTCGTATGCTTGATCAAATATTCTGCATCAAACGTCAAATCAGGAAATTCCGTATCCTTGGAACCGCAATACCACCGGAGCGCATAATTATTAGACGGGCCTATGAAGATGGATTTGAATGTCCCCTTGAATGTGTTCTTCACATATTCAACCGTGTAACGGATTTCCCCATTGATATTCATGCCTACTTTTTGTGGGATCAACAACATGGTGTCTTCATTTTCTGCTGTTTCACCATTCACATTCTTGAATACGATTTTGTCGTTATATCCACCGATGATATTCAAATGGGGAGGTATATGCGTGTCCTTTGTAATATTGATATCTTCCGACAGCAGGAAAATTCCACATGGGTTTGCAGCCGTATAGTCGCTTCTTGTGTTGAATTTCGTCACCGCCTGGATACCTGTCGTATTAAGGACGGAAGAAAGCATCTGGCAAAGGACCGGGCGCGTGATGGCGTTATGATGTACTTCCCTATGTTTGACATTCCCTTTTTCATCTTCGAGAATCACTTCGATTTCTCCCCTTACTTTAAAATCTTCTTGATTTTTCATACTATTTGAATTTATGATATTATTGAATCTGTCACGAATCTTCCCTGCCCTCTAAAATGACACTGACCGAATCATGGGCGGTACCGGATTCAGTAAGTAATTTTCTTGTGGAGGCTGGCTCTGTAAAAACATTGGCACTACCATACGGATGTATTTCTTCTGCAATTCCTCTTTCACGCCCGACAGTTCCATATTCAATTTGCAACTGTTCACATGCCGAAAAACTTTCGGATGCTGCATTGTTTTTGGTGGATGTTGTATAGGCCGGTTTCTCGTCCCTTGAAAATACAGGAGTTTCGTCCCCGAAATCATCCCTCATGTACCATCCGGTTTCTTCACGTATAAAATACGCATGTTCTTCAGCCGATATGATGAGCACTTTCGGACCTACATAACATCTGTTCAATCTAAATACCCCGTAACTCATTTTATTATCGTATAAGTTATGTTTATTGCTTCAGATGCTTTTTTCTCGGCTGCAACCCGGAACCGGCCGTCCGTAACAGGCATGTTTTCGTAGATATGGATATTGATGGCTTCATCGGCTGATTTTTTGTCCACAGGCCAGGCTTCAAGAAAACAACCCTCTCGGACATCACCATCTTCCACCTCTTGCCACCATAACCCCTCTTCTTCGTCCTCTATCCAAGAGCCGGGCAATAAGACCGCTGTTTTCTGCAACGGTTTGAAAGAAAAACGTTTGTCTGACGTACCCTTGTCATAAAAAACGGAAAGGTCCACTTTCTCCACTTCCAATTCCTGTTTTACCGTACCGTCCCACCAATAATCGGGAACGCCTTTGTCCCGGATGTAGAAGTTATCCCCTTTTTGCAGCAATAGCGTGTTCTCCTCTTTGGAAAGCCATTCGTCCAGTTCGTCTACCGTATCGAAAATTTTCGCACGCGACTTCCCACGGGCGATCGCTTCCACGTCCGTTATCCTTTGCCGGATATCACCATGCGCACCGGGATCACCATCATGTGTCCCGATCCTTAGTGTCACCCCGGTCGTATCGATAAAATCGCAGTCATTTTCAAGGTCGCTTGTTTTTTTCGGGATGATTGGGTCTACATATTCGATCAGCGTGCCACTCTCCGGCATCCCGTCACGGGAAAACATCAACAGGTACTTTTTACCTGTCAGGACTCCGGAAGGATCCACTGCCAGATTCCCGAAACCTTCTCCCGGCAGACCTTGCGGGATGACAAAATTCAGCAAGTACTTGTCCCTGCCGTCCTCGGTTTGTCCGTTTGGCAGCAAGTCCACGGCCGCTTCGCCTCCGGCTTCTCCCGTCATTACGGTCCCGGTTTCGATCAAGGGGATGAATCCCCTGGGGCCGGGAACCACTACCAAGTTCAGTTTATACATGGGGTTGCCGTCTTCATCAAAACCGTCCGGGGAAAGGGTCGCCGAAGCAGAACTGCCTACCGTGACGTTCCCGATGGTGATTTGCGGGGTCTTGCCGGTGAAACCGATAGCGCCGGACATATCGACCAGATATTCGAATGAAGTCGCACCCCGGACATACAGCTTTGCATTATCCGGGATTTCCACGTCGTTCGTATTGATGAGCACGAATTTCCCTTCCGGCACATTCATCAAATCCGCTTCCATCGTTTCCACGGAAGGATAAGTACGGTATACGCTGAATCCTTCGGGACGAAGGATGGTAGCCGTTTTGTTATAGGTTCCTGTCACATAGTCCCACACATATACATGATAGTCGTTTCCGATATAGCCGGGATGATCCGATACGGATTTGGCTATGATTGTAGCCGCATTAGCCTGTTGGGTCGCTTCGTCGGCTATCTCCTTGACAGCAAGAGTGTCCTTGCGTACCTGTTCGGTAGCCTCTTTCACCTGGGCTGTCTCATCACGAACGATTTCTGTTTCACTCTTGACCTGTTCGGTGGATTCCTTGACGGCAAGAGTGTCCTTGTGTACCTGTTCGGTAACCTCTTTCACCGACAGGGTATCGGCTTTTACCTGTTCCGTTGCTTCTTTTACAGCATTGGTATCTGTTTTAACCTGCTCAGTCGCAACAATAACTTTTTTGCCAGCTTCTGTAATGGCTACCATCCCTTTACCAAATTCGGTCAGATCATCTTTTAATTCATCAATGCCATCAGCAGCCGTCTGAGCTGGTTCCTGGAGCAGCTTTATCCAATCGTCATACGTCTTGCCGGGATTCTTATCCTGCCATTCCTGGAAAGCCGTATTGCCTCTGAGCGATTCCATATCAGCCCAGGCGCTTTCATTCGTGACGCGATCAACGCCAAATGCAATATATCTTGACAGGTTCCCGTCCGGAACCTTGTTAAAGTCCGTGACTTTTTTCTTCTCTATTTTCGACATGGCTCAATATCTATGCAGTATTTACCATCCTGAGAAACGATAAGGTTCCCACTTTGTGAGGCAAGAAGGTATTCGACACCATCAATACGGAATACGGTAAATACCAAGGTTAGGTTAAAACTTATCATTGTAGGCGTAAGGCTGAGCAGCTTAAAGTCCGTAGCCTTGCTGTAATAGCAGGGAAACTCGTTTCCCATATAGTCGACGTACAAGGAACGTTCCCCCGGTTGAATCAGCGCACCGAAAAAGGCATCATAGCAGTTCCACATCCGGTTCATGTCCGCGGCTTTTATACGGCATTTGAACAACGTTTCTTTACTGTTAAAAACAACGTTTTCCGGATCATATATTTGGCCGTCAACAGTTGAAACCTTTCGTGTCAGGTTCTGTTTGACCGTCGGCATTTTCTGGAACGAAGACATGGATTCATCGACAACGACACCGTAATCGGCCAGGTCAACGCCATCCAGTTCAAAAAGGGACGGCCGGATAACAAGGCCGGAATCGGGCAAGCTCAAAGCCGGCCTCACGGGTTGGTCCTCTATGAAGTTCAATGAAAAATCCGTTGCCCCGGGATATATCCTGCATGTTTTCTGGCTGTCCAAACGCAAGGCCCATTCCCTTTCAAGTAACGGGATATGGAACGTATGATATCCTGGGGCCGATAAATGTTCCAAAAACTCACCGACGTAAATATCCCGGCTGGCAAGAAAAGAAATGCCGATTTCCTTTTTTTCCAGCTTTGGATCGGACAAGTCAACTTCAACGCCGTCTTCTTCCGGCCAGTCGTTCTTTTCCGGTTCAGTCATGGCTGGAAACTTTAAAAGGTCCTTATAACCGCCTTTGACAATCCAGACGCCAAAGGCATCATAAGCGTTCTGTCCGTCTATAAAAAAATTCCCTCTCATGCTGCTTTCCTTAAAATTAATCCCTTATTCAATATCTCCTGAAGCGTACGGCGTGTACCTTCCATATCATTTTCAATTTTTTCCAAGCGTTTGCAATGGGACGTATTTTCCTCGATCCGTCCCAGTACACTCAATCCTTCCGTAATCATTGACTGAATCGAATTTACCCCCTGGCAGGTCTTATCCGCCATCTGGAGCAACGCGTAAAAATTACCATTAAGTTCACTGGCACTTTCCTGGCTCATGGATGTTATACCCTTGGCTGTCGCCTGCCGGCTGGTTCCCGTTACACCGGAAATATCGAGTCCGGTAATTTTCTCGGCCTCTTCCAGTTGCCGGGCCGCATTTTCTATGACTTTGTCATATTCTGCCTTCAATGAGGCAATTTTATCCTCTGTCAGACCGCCTTCACTGGCCTGGGCAAATTTTTCGTACCATTGGCGGAGCGGTTCTTCCAAAGCCCTTAGCTTTATTCCCTGCAACACGGCATTGTTCAACATTTCCTCAAAACTGTCCGCAAAATCCGCCGCCGAACGTTTCCCTTCGGCGAATCCCTGAAGTATGCTGTCCGCGATACTGTCAGAGGTGGTTCCCGTCCAGGCTTCACGCATGCTCTCGGCCTGGTCGGCGAGCATCTGATCAATATCCGCACCTTCTTCCTTCAAGGCTTTAAGCTGTTCGAACAACTTTGCGACCTTTTTTTCCAGGCGGCCTTCCGTATACAGTTTTTCTATATCGTCATAGCTCTTGCCTGCCAGGGAAGAATATATATTCCATGTTTTGGCCTTACGGAACCATGTACCGTGTTTGTAACCTTTTCCTGAAATGAACTCTTCCCCCTGCAATTCGGCCCATATCTTTTCATACTCCTTTTGAACGTCTCCTGATTGCTGTTTGAGTTCAGTCGTGATACGTTTATTATATTTTAAGGATGTTTCCCCGATCTGCTGTTCCAGGCGTAAACGCTCCCGGATCATCTTCTGGTATTCCTTTTCCCCTTCCATGGCATTGTCATAGAATTTCTGGTTTTCCTCCCGGGCCAGACGGTTCATTTCCTTTACTTTCTTCCCCATGGCGAAAACCTTGCCTATACTGCTGACAACACTGGTAACACCTCCCAGGATATCCCCTGAAGCAAAGCGGGCCGCGCCTGTGGCGACCCCGCCCAAGGCCGATGCGAGCTCCATAGTCTGTTCCGCCGCATATCCGGCATCACTTCCGAAAATATCACCGACTCCGCCCGATACAGTGGAAAGAGAAGAAAGCACCGACTGTATTTCTTCATCGATATTGCTCAGTGCCTCGGATATGGCATTCTTATCGACTTTCCCGTCTTTGCCTTTAATAGCTTTAAGAAGTTTGTTCCAATCGTCCCGGATCGCCTTGAACGGGCTGCGGGACCTTATTTCTTTTTCCAGCCGGTTGATCGCTTCCTGGTATTCCTTTACATTCTCCGGTGTCCAGGTAGACGTATTAACCTCCCTGGCTTTGACCTGGAGTTCTTCCAGGACGGGCAGGGACTTTTTACCCAGATCGGAAAATATGGCCGTCCATAAATCGGAATCTTTCAACTCGTCGAACGAAATTGCCGACAAAGCCTTCTTTTTGTCCTTCTCGAGCTGAATGAGTGCCGCATCTATATCACTGCTGTTCGTCTCGGTCCTTTGGGAAGAGAGAAAACGGTAATCCGCCGTGAATTTTTCTTCGATCTTCCGTCTCTGGCTGTCATAGTCCTGATATTTCTCCAACATTTTTTTTAGGACGTCTTCCTTGGCCTTATCCGCATCCAATGCAGCGTTATCCCTGGAATCATCTATTTCCCGTCTGATCCCTGAAGGCAACTGGTCTGCCGAAGTCGTTTTCGGAGTAAACTCCAGCCCCTTTTTCTTCCAGTCGGGGTTTTCCATTTCCCACTTCTTTTTTTCCAGTTCCTGCTGTGCCTGCAACAAATTCTGTTCATATTTCCGAATCGAGGACAGTTTCTGTTGATACTCCAGGTCGATCTGTCTTAATTCCTTGGCCGCCCCGTCTTTCATCCTGGCTATTTCCGAAGCCTGGTTTTTCAATTCAAGTTCGCTTTTTGCCTCTGCAATGGATTGTTCCCCTCTTTCGACCTCCAGAAGGCGCATGGCGGCTTCCGCCTTGACAGCGTTGGCCTTTTCTTTTTCCCGCTGTTCCTTGCTCATGCTCCGGGTAGCCTCTTTCCCTTGCTTGTCGTACGAATCGTACGCTTTAAGGGCGGCTGTGGCTTCCTCTATGTTTTTACGCACCTCTTTATATGCGGTAACCGTTGTTTTGCTTATACCGGTAGTTTTTCCAGCATCCAGTAATTTTTTCTGTTCCGCAGATATATTTTCCAGTACGGATTCCGCCTGTTTCTTTACCTCTTCCCAGTATTCCTTGTTTTCTGTGATCGCCTTCTCAGCCTCTTCCTTGTTAAAAAACGGGTTATACTGCTTTTGGATATCCTTTATCTTCTTTTCCGATTCCAGGTAGCTTTTGATATAGTCTTCGAGTGATCCATAAAAATCACTGTCTATTTTTATACCCTTCGTTTCATATTGCACTTTTCCCAGGACCGTGCTCCATGTTTTTTGGAAGCCTAATCCGGCACGCTCAGATTCTTCTGTCAGGTCCATGATATCGCTGATCAGTCGGTCTATAAACCCCGTGTCCTGACCTTTCAGTTCGTTACGCATGGAAGTTAAAGCCTCCGCTTGTGTTTTGAGCGCCTTGTCCGCAACTTTGCTTGTAGCCGAAGCCTGGGCTTTTGCCGCCGCGTTTTCCCTGATCGATGCGGTAATCCGTTTATAAGCGGCGTTTACTTCATCCAGTGAACTTTTTTCCGACAACAAATTAGGAAGGTATTTTCCATACAGGTCGTTGATTTGGTTGATGGCTTTTCTCCGGCCTTCCGTCCCTTCCTTTGTCTTGTTCAGTCGGCTGAATACTTCTTCCAGTGACTGGCGTTCCTTCAGTAGTTCCTCGTTAAACTCCTGCAAACTTTCGGTCAACAGGCGTTGCGACTTGTTTGCGGAGAACAGATCCTGTCCCCAGGCGATAATATCCTTCCCGTACATGGAAAGCATGGTGATGGCAACAACTAACGCTGTTTGCCATGAAATGATGGACGATGCGAGTTGTTTCCATACTGGGGTGGCCGCCTGTCCTTCTGCTTTGAGGAGCGCATATTGCTGGCGTGCCCGTTTTACATCGTCGATCAGGATCGGCATGTTATTTGATATGGCCAGGAAAAAGGTATTCACGCCCATGGTCAGCGAGGGAAGTTCCCTCGCCACCTGCTGGACGGACATGTTAAGGCTGTTAAATGTGGTTCCTCCGGCACTGCGGAGGCCGGCCAGACGGCTTTCTGCCTGGCCGATCTCCTTGTCAAGGTTTTGGATTTTTGTAAGTAGCTGACTGCCCGCTTCCCCGTCCCGGTCGGCTTTGCTCATGGACCGGTAGGTATCAACGAGTGACATCATACTACCGCGCAACGAGTTCAAAGAACCGACTGCCTCTTTTTCCTTGCCTATCCGTTCGTTTAAAGTATGTGTCCCGGTAATGATCGCCTCACGGAGTTCATTTTCCCTTACTACTAATTTGGCTTTGGTTTCAAGATAGGCGGCTGTCGATATGTTCCCCTGCGCCCTGCTGTTCTCCAGGGATTCTTCCGTTGCCGATAATTGCCGGAGGGTATTGATGTTTTCCTGAATGCTGACAGCAAGGCGACGGTTATTTTCGCTCATGGAATTGAACGTGTTATCGCTGGACTCCAGTAAACGGCGGAATGTGCTTTCCGACTCGTCTCGCAGCCCTTTGATACCCAGCGTTACTTCCTCGACTTTTTTGTCGAGGTCCCCACCGAATTTATATGTAACCTGTACTGTCTCGTTCATAACGTTTTTCAAGCTAAACCGAGGAACTCCAGTTCCTCCTGTTCGGAACTGATCGGTTCACCTTCTTCTAAATCTGAGTTTTCCTGTTTTTTTCTGGTTTCTCCGGTGTCGCTAATCATGTTAAGTATCACGCACCAGGGAATTTCATACATGATTTCATGATAGGTGAAACCGGCCTCCATGATTTGTTTTATTTGTCCAAACGGGCTATGGGGCGGAATAAATTCCACCGTTAACTCCTCGTTTCCTCCTGGCTCAAAACCGGACTGGTCACGCTCATCAGACCGACCGATTTGATAATACTGGCGAAATGTTCACCGCCTGAAAGCAACAACATGATCTTTGCCAGTTGCGCCATGCCGAGCGATGTCATGTGATTTCTAAGATACCAGGCCAGCAGCCGGCAAAATAGAAAATTCGTTATTCCGCCCCTAAGCAGCCCTGTCGCAACAATACGGGAAACCCTCTTTCCATGTTTGGCGATGATGTGCATCACCTCATGCAGTTCCCCTTTTTGAAGCTTTGTCAGGTCTATTCCAAGGCGGGTATACATCTTGCTGATCCTTAAAAGAGTCGCATAAACCGGAAGACGGAAATATGCCCGGATGCTTTTCTGCCCGAACTTTCGGAGCAGCCAGGGCGCCGGAATGTCTATCGCTATCGTGTCATCCAGCATTGCCCCGGCCGCATCCGATTCACGAAGTTTGCGTCCCATCCTTATGCTCCTTCTTCCGTTTTGGGTTCACCCAGCTTATACACCTCATACGGACCGTCGTTCGCTCCGATCGGCGCCATTGCCTTTGCCGTGATTTCGATCTGGGCGATATCGGTGCGTGTCAGGTTCCATACGAAACGGGCCTTGACCTGGGCACGGGGAATGTCGATACATACGTTGTAAAGGCTAATGACCCTTACGGCCATTTCGACAGTGACCATGTCCTTGGGGGCTACGAACTTCTCGACACTGTAAGTCTTACCCTCGACGGTGACATCTTCCGTTTTGGTCGTACCCCCGAAAACTTTTTTCAGCGTCTCGTTGTCCCATTCCATAAGATTCAACTTCACCTGTTTCAACCCCGGTTCCGTTAGAACGGATTCTTCAGGGGTGGAACCGTTCTCCTCCGAGTAAAAATCCTGGGCGCTGTCTTCTTCCGTGTTGAATGAAGCTGTCCCTTTCAGCGTATTCCCCAATTGCAGGAGGTTCTCAGCCGAAGGCATTCCCCCTTCGGGATTTACATCCCCGAACATCGCTTTCTTGAGTCCGATGGAACGTGTCTTTTTTTTATCCATTGTTATTTTCTGATTTTGGTTATAAAATATGTCAACGTAAATCCTATTAAAGCCCCGGTCAAATAGCATTTGATTTGCATCCAAAATGTAAATACATCCGGTTCTTTTTGGCTTTCGTATTGCTCCAGCGTATCACGTATACGCACCAGTGCTTCCTGCTGGCTGTAGACCAGCGCCTGGAGGCTGTCGCAGGAGGCGGAAACCAGAAGCGTCCCGTCTTTTACGCCGGCCTTTACGGTAGCCTTGCCTTCTTTCTTCTCATAGAAGGCTTCTTCGGGGAGCTTACGGAGGCTGTCGATCGGTATCTCCATCCTGGCCAGGCTCGACGGGATTGTCGCGAGCGTGACGGATACCTTTTTGTCCCATCGGAGACTGTCCGCCCCTTCTATGGTAGAAGTTTCCTTCGTGCTCCTGCACGAGAATGCGGACAGGGCAGCGATCATAATGGCGACAGACAACAATTTTGTGCAGCACCATTTCCAGAGTGTCTTTAAGTTTCCAAAATTCTTCATGCAGTTCTATCAGTCTTTCGTTTTGTTTTAAAAGTGACTCGTTGTTTGATTCGGCTATTTCCTGCCATACCGCCCGGGTATCTTTTACCAGTTGCGCTTTCTTTAACTTGCGGGTCTGGAAAAACAACAGGATACCCCAAATCCAGCCACTGGCGCTAAATACCGTTTGCAGTATGTCCAGGAAATGGTCCATCGGGAAAACCTCCTTCCTTTATGAAAAGTACAGTTCCGCTTCCCGACGGCGACGGCGCATCAATCCCGACAGGGTGACGCCTCCCGCTTTTACCCATCTTAGAAATTCGCCCCGGATATTGGGATTGCCAGGATTCGCCTTCACGCATTTAAGCAGCGTGGAGGAAAGGAATTTCTTTTCCCCCAGATTGAAAACGAATGATGCAAGCGCATCGAACTGGTTCTGGTTTACCCCCGGACATTCGCGGTTTATGACCGCTTCCACGTCTTCCAGGTCTTTATCAAGGAAATACTCGGCACGCCTTTTATCGATCCGGTCGCCTTCCTTTACGCCTGCCGTATGACCGTAACCGATGGTCAGGACTCCGGCGGGGCAACGGTAAGCCTCCAAGCGCAGCGATTCAAATTCCCGGATCAGGGCTTTTCCTTTCTCCGAAGTCTTCACGCCTTAGCGCCTCCTGCCGCTTTGAACCAGTTCTTACCGTCATATCCGACAGTTGCGGTTTTACCCGCTTCTATGTCAAATGTTCCGATAGTGATTACATTTTCCTTTTCCGTGGCCTTATTGGCAATGCACAAGCGAGCGCCCAGAATAACGCCGTCACCGGTAATGCTGTAGGTTGCGGCTGCTTCCGGCGTGATCTCGATCTGTCCGGACGGGCTTTTAAGCGTAATGGTCGTACCGCTAAGTTCCGCATCTTCCACCTCCCTGGAATCCAGCAGGACGACTTCTTCACCCCAGGCGATATTCGTGTCCGCCTTCATCAGCATTTTAAAGAAATACTTTTCACCGGCATTCGTCACTTTATCGATCTGGATCACGTCCATGTCGTCCACAAGGTTGACGGCGGCCCAGAGGTTCGTATCGTAATCCATTCCACAGACGGTGGCCACGATGAGACCTTCCGGCCATGAAGAGAGCGGAACGATACGGATGCCCTTGTAGCGCTCAACGTTCATGTCCGTATAGTTGGCCCCCTTGTTGGGCTGCTGGGTCAATTCTTCGTCATACTGGTCGAAATCCGTTACGCTCATCAGGATTCTAAGTCCCGGATTGCTTCTCATGGTGGTCGGAATAGAGTCCTTCACGGCTTTCAATTTTTTCAGCATGGACGTTTCACCGGAAACCACATAGATGACGTCCTTGTCGCTTAACATACGGGTGACGATGCCGTTAAAGAGGTGGTCGTCGTCATCGCCCAGTACGCCATTGATGAAGTGGAATCCCAGTTCGAATTTTACCTGTTTGGACATTTCACGCAGCAACGCGTTTTGTCCCTCTGCCGGAAGCTCCGAAAACACGAGGTTCCCTTTCGGTTGCCATTTGCGCCAGATATTTTCAAAAGAACGGGGATTGAACTCCGTGTATGCCATGAAGTCCACCGGGGTCAAGGCACGTTCGTCATACGTGAAATCCCCCTTGCTGTCCTGGCTGGTTGGCATTTCCTTGCGCTTTTGAAGCATCTTTCCCGTCTTCATGCGGGGAAGGAAATACGCTTTTTCCACACCCGGTTCCATGTGGATCAGTCCCTTTTCTACTAATTCGTTGCTTGTTGCGGCCCGGGTAAGAAGCATTTCCAGCACTTCACCCGCATAGTTGGTATTGGTTACTTTAATCATCGTTTTGTTAAGATTTTAAGTTGTCTTTGATTTGTTTCATTCTGTTTTCCCATGCGGAGGTTTCCTCCTCACGGGTAGTCTGGATATCGTCCAGCACACGGCGGGACGGTTTCAGGGATTTAAGCACCGCCTCCGCATTTTCCGGATCGGATACTAAAAGGTCCTGGTACATCTTTCTCTGGTTCTCACGGATACGGCCGTCCTTTACGGCTGCGTCAACCAGGGCGTTCCTTTTGGCTTCGGCTTCTTTTTCTTCCTTGTCCTTATACGTTTGGAGGGAACTCTGAAGCTCGGTGATTTGGGCTGTCAAGCCGGATACGCGTCCGGCTTCCGTTTCCAGGTGTCCGATGTGCCGGAGCATTTCTTCGTCACTTGCCAGATTGGCGAATGACGGTCTCTTTCTTAATTCGTCTGTAAACATTGTATTTGGGTTTGGTTTTAAACGGTTTTGGAAAACATGGTATATTTCTTCAGGGGAAGAGGCCTCTTCGACGGGTTCCGTATCGTATATGCCATCGATCAAGCCTTCCTTTAAGGCTTCTTCCGCCGTGAACCAATGGTCCTTCCCGTCAAAAAAAGAATATTTGATCTCTTCCCGATCCTTCCCTGATTTTGCGGAATAGATATCGGCCAGGGTCTCTTCCAGGGATTCCAGTTCGTTTATGCAACGTTTATGGTCCTCCTTGTTCCCGTAACATCCGCCCGATACGCTGTGTACCACCAGGCGAGCGTAACGGCTCGCATATACCGGCTTTCCGCAGGAAGCTATCACGCTGGCTATGCTGGCTGCCACGCCATCTATATATAATGTAATGTTCGAGCCACTGTTTCGAAGCGCGTTGAATATGGCAAGTCCGGCAAATACGTCACCGCCCATGGAGTTGATCCGGATATCCACCTTTTTATAAAGGGATGTCAGTTCCATAAGCTCCCTGACTATCTCCGAGCTTCGTATCTCATCCGTGCCGCAGCCAATGTCACCATACAGTAAGATACAGGCCGTACCGTCCTCGGAAGCTATCATGTTGAAAAATTGCTTTGCCATTTGCGTCATGTTTTGGTGCAAATTTCCGGGCAAAAAACCACCCCTGCAAATCGACTTTTTATCATACCGCCCCCGCACGGGTATCATGCCGCCACGCCGCCGTATCATGCGGATAAAAGTTGCCGGAGTCTTATATAAAGTCGAATTTTGAGGAAAATTTCATAACCAAAATCAACATTGAAAATGACAGATTTAACCAATCAACAGAAAAGGGAATGGGCTAAAGTCCTGTATATCCGGGAAGATTTAACCCAGGCGGAGATTGCCGAAAAGGTCGGGGTCAGTCGCCGTACGATCATATCCTGGTGCGATAAGGGGAAGTGGGCCGAGTTGAAAGTCGGCATGACCATGACCCGTGAACAGCAGATCAACAACCTGCACCGGCAAATCGCGGAAATTAACCAGGTTATTTCTGCCAAACCGGAAGGGAAACGATTCGCGGACGCATCAGAGGCCGCCACTATTCAGAAACTCTCCCAGGCCGTTGACCGGCTGGAAAAGGACGCCGGCCTCAAGGACCTGATTTCGTCGGGAATGCGGTTCCTTTCATGGTTAAGGAGCGAAGATATCGAAAAGGCCAAGGAGTTCGGCGTATTATGGGACACGTTCATTAAAACCACGCTATGAAGACGGAAGACAGAGAAGCGTTACGCAGGTGGGAAAATTATTTTGCGTCCTTGATGGCGGATGTCCCCGTCATCCATAAGAACCGGAAAGAAATGGATGAGCACAGGGCTTACCTGGAAGCGCACGTTTTGGAATGGATCACGTTTTTCTTTCCTGAATATGCAAAATATGAATTTGCCCCTTTTCATATAAAAGCGATCAAGCGGTGCATAAAAAACGATGAATGGTTCGAGGTTCTTTCCTGGGCGCGAAGCCTGGCAAAAAGTACCGTCGTCATGTTTATCGTGCTTTACCTGGTCCTGACCGGACGCAAGCACAATATAATGATGGTCAGCGCCACCCAGGGAGCGGCGGTCCGCCTGTTTGATCCGTACAGGAAAGAACTGGAAAGCAACCCGCGCCTGAGGGCTTATTACGGGGAACAAATCGGAGCAAAATGGACGGATGAAGAATTTATCACCAAATGCGACGTGGCCTTCCGGGCCATCGGCTACGGAAACGCCCCGCGCGGATCGAGAAACAAATCCTACCGTCCGGACATGTTGCTGGTCGACGACTTCGATACCGACGAAGCGTGCAGAAATGCCGAACGTATAAAAGACATGTGGAATTTTTGGGAAAAGGCCGTTTACGGAACCCGGGACCCGGCCGTACCGGTCACCATTATTTTCTGTGGCAACATCATTGCAAAGGATTGCTGTGTCGTCAGGGCCGGCAAGATGGCCGATCATTGGGACATTGTCAATATTCGGGATGAGAAAGGGAACAGTACCTGGCCCCAGAAGAACACGGAAGAAATGATCGATGAAACCCTGGGAAAAATCAGTGCAGCATCCGGGCAAACCGAATATTTCAATAACCCGGTCAGTGAGGGGGAAATATTTAAGGAACTCCATTGGGGGAAGGTTCCGCCCCTTGGACGGTTCAAGTTTCTTGTCGTTTACGGCGACCCGTCACCGGGACAAAGCAAGAAGGGGAAAAGTTCCTATAAAGCCGTTTGGCTGATCGGTGAGAAAGACGGCATATATTATGTCATCAAGGGATTCCTAAATCGCGGGTTGAACTCCGATTTTATTGACTGGTATTTCTTTCTGGACGATTTTGTCCGTGGGAAAGTATCCGTCTATCATTATATGGAAAACAACTCACTCCAGGACCCGTTCTTCCAGCAGGTTTTCCGCCCCCTTCTTAAAGCAAAGTGCGAGGAAAAAGGCAAACGGATCAATATCCGTCCCGATGAAGAGAAGAAAACGGAAAAAGCCACCCGCATAGAAGCCAACCTGGAGCCGCTCAACCGTGAAGGACGTCTCATCTTCAATCAGGATGAGAAAGAAAATCCGGATATGGTCCGCCTTGCAGAACAGTTCCTCCTGTTCAACCTCCAATTGACGTATCCCGCCGACGGGCCGGACTGCATAGAGGGGGCCAAACGTATTATTGACAACAAGTGCCTGGAGCTTCAACCGATGATAAGAATACCGGTAAAGGCTTTCAGAAGTAAAAACAAATACAGATTATGACGCAGTACATTGAACCGAATGACTATGATGCAAGCGTGCACCGGGAAATCATTGACGCAATAACAAGGGAGGACAATTCGATCCTGGACATTTGCGAGGACCGGGCCATAGAGGAAATGAAATCATATATGGCGGGACGTTATGACGTGGACAGGATCTTTGCCGCCAGAGGCGAGGAACGGCATCCGCTGATCCTTATGATGTGCCTGGATATAGCGGTATACCATATTTATTCACTGGGCAATCCCGCGAAAATGTCTTCTTTGAGGGAAAATCGCTATGAAAGGGCAGTGGAGTGGTTAAAGGGAATACAGAAAGGCAATGTCGTGATAAATGGAGCCCCGACCCTCCAAGATGAGAATAAGACGGTATCCTACCTGTTCGGGGGGAACTGGAAACGATGCAACCATTTCTAACGATATATAAACAGCAAACAAAACCGATTCAAATGAAAAAGAAATTAAGACGGAGAACCAAAACCGGAAACATAACCAAACCGATCACATCTGGCGGATTATTTAACCAGCCCGCAGGCGGGAATACGATCATATTGACCCAGGCCAGACGCTGGCAGATGGACATCAGTCATTACATGAGGGCCGTAACGGAGGCTGAACGGATCGATTTTCCGAACCGTGCCAGGTTATACGACTTGTATGATACCATCCTGCTCGATACTCACCTCTCTTCCGTCCTGGAAAAAAGAAAGTCAGCCGTATTGTCTTCACAAATAGAGTTCAGCCGTGACGGCAAGCCGGACAAAGCTATCGGGGAAATGCTTGAATCCCCCTGGTTCCTGGACTTCCTTTCGGACCTGCTCGATACGGCCTGGTGGGGAGGCAGCCTGTTCCAGTTTAGGATAGACGAGGGTGGATGGTTGTCTTACGACCTTATCCCCAGAAAGCACGTGGACCCTATCCGGAGGCTGATCCTTCGGATGCAGACCGACATACACGGGACGGCGTGGGATGAATACGACAACCTCCTTTTTGTCGGCAAACCCCGTGCGCTGGGCGAATTGATAAAGGATATTCCCTGGGTTTTGTACAAGCGGGCGGATGTATCCGACTGGGCACAGTTTGCGGAACTCTTCGGACAACCGATCCGGGAATATACCTATAACGGCAATGACGACCGGGAACGTTACAATCTCATGCAGGACGCACATGAAGCAGGCGGTTCTTCCGTTTACATCCATCCTGACGGGACGGGCCTGAAACTGCTGGAGGCAGGGAATAAGTCCGGTTCCAGTGATTTGTACAAAAACCTGGCGGCTTTCTGCAATTCGGAAATAAGCAAACATGTCCTGGGCAACACGCTGACCACCGAAGCCGGGGAAAAAGGGACACAGGCTTTGGGTGAAGTCCATAAAAAAATAGAAGACAAGCTCCTGGCACAGGATAAGCTCTTTGTCCTCAATGTCCTGAATTATCAGATGACCGACATATTCGAATCTTTCGGCATTAACGTGAAAGGTGGTAAATTCTCGTTTGTCATTCCCAAAGATTCCAACCAGACACAGAGAATCGATATCATCACGAAGCTGTCCTCGCTCGGACTGCCGATCAGTCATGACCAGTTATATGACGAGTTCGGTCTGAACAAACCGGATAACTACAATGAGATCACCGCAGAAAGGGAAAGAGAAAAAGAAGATGTGAAAATACGCCTGAAGGAACAAGGAACCGGTAAAAAGGAAGAAACGAAAGGGACGGAACAAAATAGTGGAAATGCAAATTCCACCCCCCAAAGGACGGTTAAAGGGAAAATGATACGGACCTTCTTTAAAAATCTGACATCCCGTTTTTTCGGAAAAGCCCCCAAAAGCAAGGGGGCTTTAGGATGGTAATGAACGGACTGTATGCCGACACCCTGGAAGAAGGTTTCGTCTTTGACGGGAAAGTTCTGCAAGAGGCGATCCGAAAGATATACGGAAAGGATTTTAACACGCTGACGGATATAGAAAGAGGCTTGTGGAATGAGTTCTGGAAGGCCTTTAACGAGGCGACGGATACCGGGTTCCATAAGCAAAGCCCCTTTCAGGACGATTACGCATTCTATCGGGAACTACGTTATAATAATGCCGTCTTTGCAGCGTTCAAGGCGCATCGCTTTCAAAACGACATCGCATCCCAGCTTCTGGATGAAGACGGGCAGCTGAAACCTTTCGACATTTTCAAACGGGACGTGGAAAAGTTCGTCTCCCCGCTTCATCTTGAATCATGGTTGCAGACGGAATACGCCACGGCCGTGATCCGTGCGCACCAGGCAAGCGACTGGAGACGCTTCGAACGGGATAAGGATGTACTTCCCCGCTTGCGCTGGGTGGAAAGTACAAGCGTACATCCCGGAGAGGACCACCGTGTGTTTTGGGGTATAATCCGTTCGATAGACGATCCTTTCTGGTCGGCACATCGTCCAGGAGACAGGTGGAATTGCAAATGCAGCCTGGAAGCGACGGACGAGGCGGAAACGGATATCCCTGATACCGGAAATCTATATGCCCCGGCTCCCGGACTGGATAATAACCCCGGAAGGGACGCAAAACTTTTTAGCGATACCCATCCGTATATACAAAATGCCTATGAGGGAGCGAAAGAGGCCGTAAGGGAACTCATATCCAGGGAAACACTCGGCCAAGGAAGGAACTTAAAGGAAGATGTAAAAAGGCAACGCCAGGAGATAAAATCGTGGGCTGCCGGGAACCTGGTCGGAAAGACGGTCATGACTCCCGGATTGGGGGCTCCCGTTTCCTTTACGGTCGGAGGAATAAAAGAGGCTTTGAACCAGCCGCACAAGTCACCAATGGAGAAGAACGAAGCTGTAAGGAATATTGAAAGCCTCTTAAGAAATGGACGTTATGCCAAATATGCCTCCGATGAAAAAGGGAATCCGATGGTGAAGGGATACCATTATGTGGAGATAGATATCGATGGTGAACCTTCTTTTGCGGTGATAAGGGAAATGACAGGCGGGGAACTCGTGTTCTATTCCATTGTGGAAAACATAAAAAAGAAAGAGTAACCAAAGCCTTTAGTGAAGGATGTGCAATCCAACCCAGTACAATAGGATACTCTTTCTTCTTTGCTGGCAAAGATACATATTTTATTATAAACCAAAAGCAAACATGAGTGACTTTAACAGATTGATCGGTAAATTGGAAAAGCAGAAGGCTTCTTTTCAAAAGCTGCTTGACGTGACCCTGCCCAAAAAAGTCGGGAATGCGGCCGTCAACCACTTCAGGAAGAATTTCCGTGACGGCGGGTGGAATGACAACGGTTTGAAAAAATGGAAAAGGACACGGCGTGAAGAAATAAGTTCCGCCAGGGCCGAATACCGTTACGGCCCTTTGCTCAGTCGCCAGGACCATCTTATGAAAAGTATCCATTTCACTCCTGAAAGCCGGAAAGTGATTGTTTCCACGGATGTCAAATATGCCCCTTATCATAACAATGGGGCAGAAATAAGAGTGACTCCCAAAATGAGGAAGTTTGCCTGGGCCAAATTCTTTTCCGGGGCGAAGATCGCCAAAGGGGATTCCGCAAAGGTCAGAAAGCAGAAGGCGGCAAAGGCTGGTGAAGAGGCGGAAGTATGGAAAAGGCTGGCCCTAACAAAGAAAAGCCGCCTTCGTATTCCAAAGCGCCGGTTCATGGGACACTCCGAGGAACTGGATAAAAAAGTAATGAATATCGTGGAAGAGGAAACACGAAAGGTTTTAAACTCATAACATATCAAACGAACTATGGAAGATTTATTCAATGAAATTCAGACGGCCATAGCTGAAAACATGCCGTCCGTCAGCCTGGTCGATGAAGACTACGGGCAGTTGCAAACTGAAGAGGACCATTATCCGGTAACATTCCCCGCCGTCCTGATAAACATGGAAGGAGTCGCCTGGGAGACCATAACGGACGAATACCAGCGGGGAACCTTCACCATCACGATAAAACTCTGCCTGGATTGTTACGACGATACACATTATACGAGCGGGATGGCGGGTAAAGCCTCAGAGCGGATCGCAATGTTCAAGAAGCTGCATTCCGTCATCCGGCAGATAGAACCGGCCAACGCCACCACCCTTGAAAGGATATCGTCAAGATGGTACAGCCTGCCTGGCATAATAAAGGTGTATGAAAGCACTTATGAATGTATCGTGGATGAAGAACCGGCTTAACGGAACAGGCTTAGCTGTTTTTCCGTAATACGGGGCATACGGCGGTGTGGCGACTGAGGAACCGACACACTGTCTTTTTCATGCCGGTTTCCGGCCTCCCGGATTATGGACAGTATTCTTTCCTCCGATAGAAAAAATTCTTCTTCCGACAGGATTTTAAGGACATCATCGAAACGGCGACGGCGAACTTCCGTCCAATAGTAATAACGCCGGATCAAAGCCTCGTTCCTCTTTTTTATCAAATTCTTATTCCTACCCTTAGACATGTTCCTTTTGTCAGTTTATATGACAAAATTACGGTCATACTCAATACGATGCAACTTATGGATATAAAAAAGCCTGTTTCGGGAAAAAGAATTTTTCGAAGGATAAATCTTCTGATACAGGTGAACTAATTTGATCTGCAATAGTAGATACTTAAAATGTCATAATAAAATAACTACTTTTTTATATATTTGTAGGTAAATTATGAATAATGACAAAATCTTTATTATCAACCTTAAATGCAAATTTATAATTAATGAATGAAAACAAGAATCATGCAATACAAAGTGACCTTAATTAGGTTAGGACATGTACAACATTTAGTAGATTTCAATTCTATTATAAAATGGAAGTCTCAATTATTCACTATTTCAGGCATAGATTGTATTGAACATCTTCCAGGTAGTGATGTTGAAGACGGCTTTCTTGATGTTAAATATACAAAATCAAGATTAAAAACATTAATATCTTGTCCTGCAAATTCTGATTACGCAGTAGCAGTAATGCCATATAGATTTGAGGATAATTTCTATATGCATAGGGTTAATGATAAATGTGTTGTTATTTCTTTATGTGGAATTAGTGATATACTTAAATCTGATAATATTTCAATTGAACATTTTATAATCAAGCAACTTTATGAAATTTGTGCCATAAGACATATTATTAGTGATCTATCGAGCGATGATGTATATCAATTCATTCATCCTGATACAAGAGGTTGTTTATTTGATTTAAATGGTAAACGATCTGATATTCTTTACAATACTGAACAACCTATTATTTGTGAAGAGTGTAAAGGAAAATTTAAGAGCAAACAAATTCAAGCTGAAACAATTCACTTATTTGAACATGAATTAAAAAGGATAAGAAAGCCGTTTGCTTTAAGGATGGAGAGATGGATTAAAAGATATCCTCTTCTTTCTATTTTTATTAGTGCATTAACGGCAATAGCTCTAAATATTTTAGCCAATTTTATTTGGGAATGTTTATCCGAATAGAAAAAGAGTAGAAAACTCTTGTGTTTTCTACTCTTTTTCTATTTATAACTTTTTAATTTTGTGTTATAAAATATTCGTTACATCTAAACCCCTTGCGCGGGGTAAAGTCTTTAAATTCACAGCTCATGTAGAGTTCCTTCCGGTCAGCCCAATGTGCCATATCTTTCTGCCATTGCGGGATGATCTGGCGCGGGTTGTTTAAATCTCGGAAGGGTTGACAATGCGGTACAAATCGACGGCTAATGCTTTTCCAATAATTAACCCTGTGAAATGACTCTTTAAAGTCCATCAGGATACAATACAGGAAATATTCACCTTTGAAACCATACTTATCAATCAATTTGGCAGCCCGTTCAACCTCTGCTATCTGTCCCGGCGTATCACATCCAAAGCGAATACGCTTTATCCATTTCACACGAGCAAGGAGCCTGGCTATATCATCGGTAACTAACCTTGCGTCCAACCCTTGGTTGAAGTCAATTCGCAGCCCCATGGAAATAATCTTTTCGATCTGCTGTAATCCGTATTCGGAAGCCAAAACATTGTTATCCATCAAAATCACATGCTTTCTGTTTCCGGCAACTTATTCGATATCCATATATGGAGTAATGTTTCCTTCTTTTGTCGGAACAACACACCATTTACATCGGTTCGGGCATCCACGTGTCAAAAAGCCGTAAGCCTCTTTATCAATACCGTACAAGTTGTAATCCGGAAAAGATCGATCTACATCCTCTGGTAAAATTTTCGCTATATCATAACCGGTACCTCCTTTTTCGATCTGACCAGCGGTGATATAGTACCCATAATCCGGAGTAAATGAAAAAACCTTTGCCATATATACCTTATCGTACGAACAAAGAGAATTATACCATTCGACATTATCGCCACGTGCTTTATGATAAGCACTGATCTTCATCAACGCCAAATTCGGATAAGTGCTATCGACGGCTAGTAAACCTATATTCATTTGCTTCAGTTCTTTTTAATTATTAAATAATTCGCCGTTCCATCTGGCTCACCTTCCTCGTCATAAGAAATGAATACCGAAGGATTCATACGTACTCCTGGTAATAATCCGTTAAATGACGGATGTTTACATTCTCCACTTGATATGCTGTTTAACCCGTTATCCTTTCCGTCGTTCCATACAATCAGATAAGGACAGTTAACGCCCCCGATTACTATTATTTTCTTATTCATAGGTTTTCTTATTTTTAATTTATATTTTTTACCTTTGCCTCAGATTATCAACTTTACTACAAGATGAGTTATTTATTAACTTAACCATAATGTTTCTATGTTAGAATCATTTCTTGGGAGCCTATTGGCTGGCGTATTGCTCCTCTTAATTGAGGAATTACAAAAGAGATTACGTAAATAGTAAGAAGATTAAT